TTCCATGTGGAAGGCCTGGGGCGCAACCAAAATTCCTCCTCCCCACGTACCGCCCAGGCTGCTGCTGTTCGCCGAGCTTGCGTATAGAGCGGGTCTATCATTGCAGGCCGTGGTGTTTGGTCCGCACGATAACATGCCCCCGAAACTATTTACTTCGCTCAAGTCGATGGAGCCGATTCCCAGGGTTGTCCCGAGTTCCTGAAAGACGGTGTAAGCCGCGGTCCCATTCACGGGATCAGAATTATTTACGTTATGAATGCTGGTGTTGAGCAGCGGAGTTGTACTTGTAATGCCCGGCGCGTTCGGTCCATTGTCGTGGATGACCAACGCTGTATCACTGGCGCTTAGCGCTTCATTGATCCAGTTTGTGAAATAGTAGCCGCCGCCCCCGATGCCGCCTCCCGGTTCGTCAAAGCGAACGCCGCGGTTCGCCGTCGAAATATTATTGAAGTACATGCAGCAATTGTTGAGGCTGTCCCAGTCGGTACCCGTTATCCAGATCGAAGAGAGTCCCGGCGTCGACGGCGCGATCAGGGTCGTATTGTCCACCCACACGCCAATCACATTATTGTCCAGTACAAGCGGGGCGCCCGCTCCACCGGGAACGATGGCGATCTGATCGTTGTCAAAGCGGTAGGAACCGGGCGCAGCTAGATAAGCGACATCGCCAACCCAGATCCCATGTCCGTGTGGATTGTTCAGACCCATGCCACTGAACTCGATATTAGAGGCGCTGCGTATCACCACGCCCGCCGCCAGGCTCGCCGACAGATGCATCGCCGTTACAGGACTGTGCGAGAACGATTGCGTGTAACTGGAGCCTCCGAAGCCCTTCACATACCACACGCCGCTGCTGAAGTACCACGGGAACACGTTGAAGAAGACCGAGCCGGCGACCCAAATGTCGCCGCCGCCGCCCGCGCCCGGACCGGTCATGTCCGTGTACAGCGGCCCATTGAAATAGTAATTCCCTGCAGGAATGTAACAGCCGTAAGCGCCGACATTGTTCGGGAACCCGGCGGCGGACCTGTCATTCTGATCGTCCACGATGCAGGCATTCAGAAAGCTGGATTCGTCGTGATAGACGTTTTGAGTCGTGGCGGTATTCGAGGCAGTGGCGGCCAGCGTCAAAGTTGTGGTGCCGCCTCCGGACAAAATAGTGGTGTTGAGCACTTGCGCCGTGGCCGTGACGGGAGGAGTCGCAGGAGCATAAACGGGACAAGGCATGGGCAAGCCGAAGTCTGTGTAAGCATTCGTAAAGGATGTCCCAACGCAGGAGTAGCCTCCGCCAAGTCCCTTGTCGCTGTAAATGACCCAGGCGTGAGGAACGATGTCAGGCCGGTTGCTGGGGTTCACTGCGCCGCCCACCCCGTAGTTAATCCAGTTGTAATTGATTGTCGAAAGCGTCGCGTTCCCGTTGGTGATCGAGAAAGCCGCGGATGCCGGACTCATCCCGCCATTGTTATCGACGGCGGAAACCTTGTAGTTATACGTCGTGCTTCCGGTTGCGCCATGCGCGTATCCAAATTGCATGGTAGCGGTGCCGCCGGATGAGGAGGCGGTGCCGGCCATCTGGCTATACGTGAAGTGTGTCGCGTCCGCTACGCTGGTAACGTCGAACGTTCCATTGAATCCGGAATCAGTCACGCCGGTAATTTGAATTCCTTGCGCGTGGTCCCAGGCTCCCACCGGAATATTGTGCGCGGAAGCGCACGTCACGGTGACAACGTTCGTTAAGCGGGAAATGGCGCTGATCGCGCAGCCCTGATTGGGTGCGGCAAGAGTCGAAGTCGGTCCGGCATTCAATACCGCGATGCCGCAACCATTTTTAAAGTCGCGCGCATTTGCCAGCGTGAGGGTCGCGCTGCCGGAAGAAATTGTGCCGGTAGTCTGCGGATCCGTTTGAGGAATACTGGAGCTGCATCCGCCGGCGGGCATGTACTTTGACATATCGCGCCACGGGATGGGGCCTCCGAAGCGCTGGTTCGCCCCCCACTGATTATCCTGGTTGGCTGTGGGCACGGGCACCCCGCCCACCGTAAGCGAACCGGTTACCGCCGTCGATCCGTTAACGGTCAGGTTGCCGGAAAGCGACAACGAAAACGCGGAAATTCCGCTGGTCGTAGTGACGCTGGTAAAAGTAGGAGTGCTGGGATCGCTAGGCAGAATGACGTTGGGAATCTGCTTGGTGGTAATGCCCGGCCCGCTGATTTCAATCATGTATTTCCCGGGCGCGGCATAAAAATTGTAATTCCCCAATCCGTCCGTCGCCGCCGGATTCGCCAGCGCCTGCGTCAATCCCGGATCCGAGTAAATCGAAGCCAGTGGCGTGCAAGGCTGTCCTGTGGCGGACGAAGTGCATACGCGCACCCCGGCCCCGGCCATCGGTTTCCCCTGCGCATTAAAAACAATGTCATCCTTGCGCGAGCCCTGCGCGTACAAAGTCTCCCCAGCTGCACCAAACATCACAACAGCGCATAGCGCAAGTGCAACAAATTTTATAACTCTAATCATCTCGATCAATCCCCCAGCCTCACGTAGCGCAGGCTTCAGCCTGTGCGCTTTTTTCGGAAGTTTTGAGGTAAATCCAACAAAAGCTCAAAACCCCGAAGCTAAATCAAAACCAAATCGAAAATCAAAGACCGAAAACCCAAAACCCAAAAACCAAAAACCAAACCAAAACCCAAAAACCAACAAACCCCAAAAACCAAAAACCGCAATTCAAAACCACACAGGCTGAAGCCTGCGCTACCAAATGCGGTCAGCCTGTCACTATAAATGTAACGCCGCGCGCGTCAGAAATGCAGGACTGAGCCAGTTTCGTTCACGCGAACGCCCCGTCTAGTAGAAGCGAATGCGACTCCCGTGCATAATCCCTAATTCCTACGCTGATGCCTCGCCAAAAGCCCATCGAGTAGCACAGACTCTTCAGCCTGTGCTCTTGAACTTTCTTTTGATCTTGATTTGAGCAGGACGCGCAAAAAACACACACACGGTCCACCACCACTATCCAGGATAAAAAGTCTGTGGTGACGCAACCGCGCGAAGCAACCGCCAGAAACCAATTTAGTTCTACTTGCGAATCCCCTGCTTCAGCGAAGCCCCTTCCGCCGGAGCCGCCACGGCCGGCCCAGTAGGCGTCGCCTGAATCAATCCCAGCGCCAGCGCCTTCTCTCGATCCAGAACCGCATGGCACGTCTTGCAAACGGCCACGCCAGGCTTCACGCGTTCCCCGCAGCCGGGACACTCTTCCGTCTCTCGCGACTGGTAATACCATTCCTTTTTCAATCCCAAATGCCCAGCCGCGCGCCTCTGCACGTCATGAATAAACAAAAACGAGTGCGAGCGTTCCCACTCGCGATCCGCCGAAGCGACCAGAGCGCGATAGAAATCCTCCAGCCGCGAGCGCGCGACGCGCAGCTCCTCTTCCGTAGGAACATTTCCAGCGCACACAAAAACGCCCAGGAAACTGTTCTCCCCCGCATCGGAATTCATTTCGCGGCAAAGATCGTCCGCAATTTCCCGAGCCGTGATCGCCAGCGGCAGAGTTCGCTTGTCGCCATAATCCATCACAGCGGTTCGCGGCGTCACGCGCGTAAGCGAATATTCTTCCCCCTCCGCGCGACCGGGAATTTGGAACGTGCCATAAGTCCGGTGCGCCATATAACTCTGCTCAGTAATGTTCGCAATCACAGCATGCGCCGATCGCTCGCCATGAAGTGCCTGCGCGAAACGATCCGCGTGATTTGAACCGGCACCTTGAGTTGTGGTCTCGCTGTTCATCAATGGATGGCTCCTGTTTTGGGTAGGACAGGCTTCAGCCTGTCTGTTTTGTTCCGTGTTTTCTTAAGAAGTCAAAAGTCAACAAAAATACTCATGCCATATCCACTAGCCATACAAAAATTACATAAAGAAAAATCAAAAACAGAACGTCAAACCCAGACAGGCTGAAGCCTGTCCTACTAAAACTAAAACCCGACACGGACTGTTCTCGTGAGCTGCGATTGAGCGTTCAATCAAGCGTCTTCACGAATCACAATTCACGAATCACGACTCCTCACTGCAACACCGCCTCCACATGCGCGTCATACTCGCGCTCCTCGCGTCGAGCGCGTTCCCAGAGCGCTTCCCTTCGCTGGGTGTGATGCAGCGTCCGGCTCGTTTCAATCGCTCGCGCAACATAGCGCGCCACAGACGGAGTCAGTTGGACAAACTCCCCGCGCGGCCCTTCCAGCGTGAAGCAGTGCTCGTACTCTCCGCGCGACGGATACGGACCGAGCGCCGGAATACTCCGTCCATTTTCGATTTCAATCGTCTCCGCATGCCACCGTTCGGGCGATCCATAACTCTCCGGAGGCAGCCATCGCTCAATGTGCCACCGATTGTGCGGCACATACTTCGGCTCGAAACGCACTTCGACAACTTCGCGCAACAACTTTCCGTCACCGTCACGGTCTTCCCATTTCCCGCCAATCCAGTCCAGCCGCGACCATCCCCAAACCGCCCGATAATTCGCCTCGCCAAACCGATTGAACCCGCCGGCAAAAGAAAGTTCTAGCGCCACGTCCGCAGGCGTGTCATGCGTTTCTCGAAGGATTTGGATCATTGGAGGTGAGTAGGACAGGCTTCAGCCTGTGTGGTTTTGTTTAGATTTTGCGAAAAACTGAGTTCTAGCTGCAGGCCTATGCGGAAAGAATGAGGCGATTGTCGCGATGCTTTCTAATCCACGATTTCAATTTCACTTTGCCTTCACTTACGATTCTTGTGAATAGTTATAATTCGTAGCCCAGGCAAGCAAGTTGTACCGGATCGATACGCGCCAGACTACGTCAACTTCCGAAACTGCGCCGAAAACGTGATCACATCTGTTGTTGCCGAGGCCGGATAGGCTGAGCCGCCGGTAAATTCCGCGCCTGCGGAGCCTGTCGAGTAGCCGCGCATTTTCCAGTTGTTGGCTGCGGCTCCCTGTTGCATTTGGTATTGGTTGGGCGTTCCGCCTTGCACCGTGAAGCTGGCTTGGATCGGTCCATAGGCAGGATCGGTCATGCTGGATTCGACAGTCTGCCCGCGCACGGTCACCTGCTTGGCAAGTTGTGTCCAATCGACAGCGTCGCCGCCGCTAGGATAGGTACCCGAAAGCGCGACTGTACCGAAGGCATAAAGCTGAGTCGTACCGGGGTCAACATCTGTAAGCGTGAGTGTGACAGCCATGGTGTCTCCTGAATTTAGTAGCACAGGCTTCAGCCTGTGTTCTTTTTTCCGTAGATTTCTTATTCAACTTAGCGCAAATTGCAATCCAGATAAGCGCCGGCACGTAGCGCAGCCTTTTTATCCTGGACAGTAGTGAACGACAGCCTGTGTGTTTTTTGGTGCGTTGCACTGGGCGAAACGAAAGTAAAAGCGACAGAAAAAGCGACAGGCTGAAGCCTGTCCTACGGTGGTCTGGCAAGCAGTCTCAGTCTGTGTGGTTTCGTCTAAAGCAAAACAGAAATTCAAAACCACACAGACTGAAGTCTGCGCTGCTTAGTACCCGCTCGGCCGTGCCAGCGCATCGACGAAGCTGCCGCTGCGGGGCGAGTCATTCCACACCTGGAATCCGGTGTCGAAGTAAAAAATGAACGACGCGGCAATGCCGCCGCTGGCGCCATAAATTGGGAACACGGTCTGTCCGCCAACCTCGAAGAAGTCGATGTCCTTCATTACGGCGCGTCCCCAGTGCGACAGGTCGAGAAAATCCACGCGCGTTTGATCCGCGTTCACCGACGATTTAATCGGTATGCCGCTCATGGTTTTCTTTCCGCTGAAGAGCAAATCCAAATCGTTGGACGACCGTCCGGCTCCGCTTTCCTTGATCACCTGGCTGATGGTGATGCCCAGATTTTCCCAGGCGTGTTCCTGCTCAACGCTGGTGTAGGCGATCAGTTTGCCAAGCTGGTTGATGCCCAGCGCTTTTCTTACTTTGTTGATCGCCAGGCGCACGTGTCCGGGAACAAGCGCCGCATTCGCCGCATTGACGCGCGGTGTTTGCAACTGTTGCGGATACGTCGCGCGATTGAGGTTGAGCCACGTTCCGGTAGTCGCATTATTCTGGTGATACTTGATGCCAAAGAGGGACACCGGCTGCGAGCCCGTGAGCCCGTCATGCACGATCAAGTCGTTGACGGCCGTGCCCGCAGGAACGTTATCCACCGTTATAGTTTGCGTCGCGGAAATCGGATCGGCGGCGGTCACGCTCGACACCACGCTCGCGGCGATGTTGCGGTTTGTCGTCAGCGTCGGATCGTAAATCTGGATCGTCTGGCCCACATACACGAGCGCCGCGCCGGCCGGAATGGCCATAGTGAACGTCGACCCGGTAATCGCGCTGATCGTTCCGAGAACGCCGTTGCCCGCCGTCTGAATCACTTTGTCCAGGAATGCGCGAAACTGTTTCATGCCGTTGGCAATTTCGCGTTTCACGGCATTTTCGATGGCTTTTTCGCGCGCGTTGGACGCGTACTCGACGAGCTTGGTGATTTCCACGGCGAAGCGGAAAAAAATCGGCGAGACTTGCGCCACGTCGTACGTCGAGTCCGTGCCGCGCCCGAGATCGCCACCATCGGCGCTGTAGCTACCGGCCTTGCCGCCGGGAATGAGTTGCAGCGGCAAACGCATATTGCGCGAGCTGACTTTTTCCACGTCGCCGCGTTGTTGAATCATGCTGAGCAGCACATCGTCGCGCTCGTAGAGCAGGGGCACTTTGTCGCGCACCTTCTCCAGTTGCAACGCGATGGTCTGCGCATTATTTTGTGCAGCCATTATGAGTTCTCCTTAAGTAGGACAGGCTTCAGCCTGTCTGGTTTTGAATTTAGTTTTGAATTTAGTTTTGACTTTGCTTCTGAATTAGGCTTTGACTTTGCTTTTGAATTTGCTTTTGAACTTCTGACCCCAACTTGCCTTTCCATTCTTCTCTCAATAAAAATCCCAGCGAAACCCGCACAGGCTGAAGCCTGCGCTACCTAAAACCACCTACATTCCTAAAATCTGATCATCGCTCATCGACGCATAATTAATCTCGCGATTAGACATCGGACGCAGCGGCGTCGAATCCAGCGAACCGCCAGGCGCGGCAATATCCACACGCGCCGCAGCCGAAGCCTGCCGCGCGGATTTCGATCGCGATGCGCCCAAAACCGAACTGGTCCATTCGCCAATCACGCGCCGCGCCACACCGGGAACAAGTTGTTTCGCGCGGCTAGCCAGCAGCGATGCAACGCGCTGCTGCTCCGCCATTCCAAATCGCCATCCATTCGCAGACGACTCCCGCGACGACCCGCGCAATATTTCGCCAATCTGCTCGGAAAGCGTCCGGTCAGAAGCCAGCGTGCGATGAATTTCATTAAAAATATCGTCCCCAATCCGCCGCGCCGCCCCGTCCGCAATCCCGTCCGGCAAAACACGCGTCAACGTATCGCCCACCGCCACGCGAACATCCCGCGCGACGGTATCGTTAGTAGAACGTTCAAAGGCCGCGTACGCGGCAGGATCAAAGGCGCGATTCGTGATTCGTGAATCGTGATTCGTGGTCGCAGACTGATAATTTGTCGGTTGCGATTCGCTTGCCCGCGGTGACTGGTGACCGGTGACTGGTGACTGGTGATTCGTGACCGGTGGTTCGTTTGCCCTGAGCGAATGCGAAGGGTGACTCGCATCAGCTGCACCATGATTCGGAAAAGCAGCTTGGTTCCTGTTGTAGCCCGGGTCTTCAGACCCGGGAAAGTTGTCCGCCGATGCCGCATTGCCGACCCGCAATTCGTACCGTTGTTGGGAGGAGTTTTGTTGGGTGAGAATTTGTTGGGTAGGATGATGTTGGGTGCCCCATCCTTCGTGGTTCTCGCGAAGGGTGGGGGTTTGATTGCTCCCGGGCGACGCTTGCCCCGTCCCCGCCCGCGTGCCCCATCTTTCATCCGCTGTTCTCGAGACGCCACCCGCTTGATTCACAGGCAGCGCCTGTCCCAACCCCGCCAGCACTCTTGCCGCTTCAGAAAACAGCTGTCGAAACGCGGCAGGATTCGCGCGCGCAAGCTCAGCCACCACTTCCGACTGCGCTCGCGCATCTCCCGAATAAATCGCCGCATCAAGCTGATCGACAGCCTGCGCCGCCTGCCGCAACGTCTGCGCCTCCTGCGCGCCGCCAGGAAACAATTCCTTGATCGCCCGCGCCTCTGCAGGCGAAGAAAACGAAGCGCGAAAGGCCTGATGCTCCTGCCAAAGTTTTTGCGCCTCAGCTCCGTGTAGCGGATCCCCAGCCGCAGCCGCCATCCATTCCGGCATGGCAGATGCAGTGGCACCCGCAGCCGCAGCCGCGTCCGCGTCCCCTGAAGCCGCACCATGGCGAGAATTCTGATCGCCCGCAGCATCGCCATTCCGTGGCGCACCCGTAACGCCGTCATTCCGTTCACGGAGAACGTTCTCGGTGAACCGAGGCCTGCCATTGCCCGAGGAATCCCTCTGTTCCGTTTCTCCACGAGCGAAACCGCCAGAGGGATTCCTCGCTCCGCTCGGAATGACGTCGCGGCGAGCGGTCGTTGATTCCCCAACCGGCTCAATGCCCAGAATCTCTTCGTCCGTGAGATATTTTCCCGCCGCAGCGCCAGTTCCGTTCGCCGCATTAGTTTCATTCAGAGTACTAGCAGGTGCCGCGGCATTCCCGCCCGACGCAACATCAACGCCAGCCCAATCCATTTCAGCCTGTGTTCCGCTGCTCATCGATTAACTCCAATCTCGCACCAGTAGGACAGGCTTCAGCCTGTCTGGTTTTGAATTTGATTTTGAATTTGGTTTTGAATTTGGTTTTAATTTTCGTTTCAACAAAAACCCAAGCAAAAACCGCACAGGCTGAAGCCTGCGCTACTGGCTCTTGGGCATGGGGGCGTTTTTCTGCCCCGCGTACGCCAAACCAATCGCCCGCAAATGCGCTTCCGCATGTGCGCGAACATTCGCAAATCCCGCGGGATTCTCAACGTGCGCAATCTGCCCCGCATCCGAATTGGCCCAGCGCCGGCACTCCTCGAGCTCCACAGTGTGATCGTCGAATAACAAATCCACAGGGACAGACGGCAGCAAGGCGTCAGGTAGGACAGGCTTCAGCCTGTCTGCATTTGAATTTAGTTGTGCATTTGAATTTTGGACGTAGCGCGAATCACTCCCAGCATCTGCATCTACACCACCCAGAGCACCTTCACCGTTGACAGAATTCCCGCCGCCCCGCTCGTTTCCTTCTTCGTGGGGCAATCCACCGCCTGAAGCCTGTACCACTGGCGCGCCATGCAACAGCATCTCAATCTCGCGAAGCTGCTTATTCCGCGAATCCTCTCCGGGCACCACCAGATCCGACAATCCCAAAACGCTTTTCACGAAACCAATATTTGCGGGATCGGCGAGCGCTTGTTGAATGAGCGGATCCGACGACGCCATCAACTGCTGGATCACGCCGCGCTGCTGCGATTTCAGGCGCGGGAAAGTTTCATCGCTCTCGGGATAGGCCTGAATATTTCCCTTCAGATCGGCCAGGCGAATCCAGTGCGATTCAAACTCCCCGCCCGGGCCAAGAATCGGAATCTCCGCATCCTCAGGCCGATTTTTGCGGAAGCAGTCGACTGAGAGCAGCATCACGTCGGAATAAAATTGTTTCAGCCGACGCCATACGAGGCCCAGCCGGCCCATCGCCTGGTCGCGCGCCATCGCGTAGCCGGTTGCTGTCTTTTGCGACTCCATTTCGCCGCCAAACACGGCGGGAAACAATCCAGTCAGAAATTGCGAGACCGGTCCCATCAATTCCTGCTGATGCCGCACCAGGTCCGGAGGAACTTGCGCCGCCGCGGGCTGAAAAAATCCAGCCGCGAGAGGCTGCCCGGGCCGAGCTCGCGCCGGATAGTGCACAGCCGGCTCGGCCGTCTGATTCGAGAGCGCATCGAAATCCAAAACTTGCGGGTCCGCGTAAATGGGAGGAATGCCGTACTCGTAGGTCTCGGCCTGAATATTTGAGAGCGTGTTGTAGCGCTCGTGAATCTGCACCAGCGAATCGCCAACCGACGGACGATTCTGTCCGTCGCCGGGGAGCGCATGCATTACGCGCCAGCAATCGTCCATGGTCTCATTGCGTGATTCGCAGTAGGTATCGCCGGCAAACGCTACGTAGCAGCCGTCCGGAAAGAGCGCCAGCAGCGCGTCGCGAACCGATTTATCCTCGATCGCATAAAACGCCCAGGGCCGAATCCATGTTCGCGAAAATGTAATCAGGTTAAAAAGCGCGTCGCCCGGATGCGTCGTCGGCAGCCCCTGCGAAATCGCCACGCGCGAAGCTCGCGCATACACCTCGTCCGCGGACTGCGGCCCCCCCATTTGAATTTTGTCCGCCGCATGCGGATAGCTGGCCTTCAATTTCGCGCGATGCACTTCCATCGACCATTGCAGGTACGGATACTCGTGCATCTCGTTGGCCCACACCGGCGTATTGAGTTCCAGCCCGCCCACCACAGAGATGACTTCCTGCCCATTCGCCACACGCCGAATTTCCGTCACCACAGGAACAGCCACACGCTCAGCCGGTTTGAAATGTTCAGGCCCAAGCGAAGCCCCACATTTCCGACACAGCACAGGAGGGAGCATCTCCGTAGGACAGGCTTCAGCCTGTCTGCTTTTGGTGTCGCCAGAAGCAGAAATTCCAGCGGAGCCACCATAATTCCCAAACGCATTACCCGAAGAACTGCCGATCCCGGCGCCAACGTGCGCACCGGATCCCCCGTCCTCCCCGCCATCCAACCCCGCACAGGCTGAAGCCTGTGCTACTAAACCCTGTGCTACTAAACCCTGTGCTACTAAACCCTGTGCTACTAAACCCTGTGCTACTAAACCCTGTGCTACTAAACCCTGTGCTACTAAACCATGTGCTACTAAACCCTGTGCTACTAAACCCTGCGCTACTAAACCCTGCGCTACTAAACCCTGCTCCGCGCCGCATTCCGGGCACGCGTAGGTATCTTCCCCTAGAGGTACGTAATGCTCTTCAATCACCGGCTCATCGTGCGAACCAAACCGCTGCGCGTCCGCCACGTAACGTACGTAGCCGCCGATTTTTCCATCCGTCCAAAGATAAAACGCCACGCCCGTGAGCAAATGCTGCACGCGATTATTTTGTTCGATCAGCGTGGACACCTGCGAAGCCGCTTTCGCCGTAATGACGTCGGCAATCGATTGCGCGGACTGCGGATAAAATCGCGTTGCCGGCACGTCCTGGCTGAGCACGGAAACAAACGACAGTCCAAACGCCTGGTAAATATTCGTGACGAACTGGTAGCGCGGCATTTCCGCCATCGCCGAGTCGTCATAACTTTTCGATTCGTACGGCAGGTGCCAGGTCATGTCCTGCGGATTCCACCAGGCATATTGCAAACCCTGCCAAAAAAGGCGCGCCTGCCGGATCCGCCGAATCTCATGCCGCCTCGCAACCATTCCCTCCTGCCGATACTGCACCTCAAGCTCGCGAAGCGCGTTCACCAAATCCGGCCGCATCTCCTCAAGCCGCTCGTTGTTCAACCCAAACGGGTGCGCAGCGTCGAGTCCCTGCAGAGGCAAGCCATGCCGTTCACGGTGAGCGTTCACGGTGAACCGCGCACCTACACCCGCCGCATTGCCATCCAGCGGAGCGATCCGCCCATCATTAGGCGCAGCCATCTGTGGCCCGCCAGAATAACCAGGCGCAACAGACACGCCGTTCAATAAATCCTGATCGTTTGTCATGTTTTTAGTAGGACAGGCTTCAGCCTGTCTGCTTTTTTCCGAAGGGTTATTTCAGCGTCGGGCGCAAAATCCAAATCGTGTCAGGCCCCTGTTACCCACAGCCGGCGTTTGACGTTCGTCGAGAATTGTTCTAGAAGAGTCCCAGCACAAGCACCTCAATCCAACAGGAGGCGACAACGATGCACGGAGTAATCTGGTGGATCCTGGTCGGACTCATCGCCGGCTGGCTCGCCGGAAAAGCAATGAGAGGCGGCGGTTTCGGGCCTCTGATGGACATCGTCATCGGCATGATCGGCGCCGTCATCGGCGGGTGGCTGTTCAGCTCGCTGGGAGTTTT